ATACGCGTCGCAGCTTTGTGCTCGTCTTTCGACGAAAGGTGAAAGGGGAAGAAGATGATACTCCCCGTAAAGCCCCTCGCATCAACGCTACATTGTAGCCTGTAATAGCCCGTACAGAAGAATCCCGTACAGGTTTATGGACAAGCTCTAACCAGCTCCACGATTGCAATTCTCTATTGTATCGTGAAAAAGGCGAGAGCATGAACTCATCAATGGGAACTTCAAACGCCGAATCAGGTTGCCCTTTATAAGGACGAACAAAATTCAGAGAATGAGGAACGAGAGAGCGAAGAAAATCGACGCCCTCCTCCAGAATCGCCTTAATCGACGGTTTCTGGCCAGCGATGTTACAGAACTTGAAAATGCTTTCAAGAGAATCGAAGGCAAAATCAAGTGTGATGGGACGTACGTCTTCACCATTGAACCAATCTGCTCCACAGGACTCTCGGAATGGACCTTGTATAAAGGTCTTATTTCGATTCGCCTCAAAACCGCATACTTGCAGCAAACTAAGTACGCGGTCAGCAACGCTGCGCCTAACGATAATATCGTCCCCGTAGACTGAAAAGTCGTCTGGTTTCGATATCTCGCGATACGCGACGTGGCAGAGGGACGCAAATATAAGCGTCTCTAGTGGAAAGCAGAAGCCATTACCCATAGACACAAACTTTTCATAAGGAGCAATACGCCCCTCAATCAAGTAGTGTTTGGACCTGATCTGGTTTAGAAAATCAAACCAGTCAGGAGGGAGCAAGTTACGGCAGAGACCTATCGAAATGCTATCACTAGCACTCGACAAATCAATGGTAACATAGGGATCGGCATCCAGATCTTGTATTGACCCAAATCGGGCCAAGCCTTGATTAAGAGACTGATCCTCCAGATCGATACCGACGCGTTTCAAACGTTTCCGTAAGAACACGTCTATACCTTTCTGGACATACCCATTGAGTAAGGGCTCGACAGCTATTGTCCTTTCGGTTTTAACTGTCTTGGGCACAAACGCAATTTTGTTGTGGTCTACCATGCAGGTGCGATCCCCAAACCTCTCGTTAAAGAGGGTCGGAGAGTGCGAGTAGAACTGACTTCCTGGAGCTGTGTTTAGCAGCTCCATGAATAGGTTGTCAGTCATCATCGCAGCGCGTGCATAATAGAAAGCGCCCGGTGTAACGGACCAACGAGAGGCAAGAAGTTTTCTTGCATCGTTGGTAGCATTCCCGTGTATACCGATTGAGGCGCCAGGTCCAAAAGTGCACTCATCCCATATGTCTTTAAGGGATAAATCCCCTAGGACATATGAGATCCACGAGCGGGAAATTTGCAAATCCTTCTCGTAGGGACTCCTCAAAGAATCGAAGAGTTTGAAACGCTTATTTACTCGTGAGCATTTCCGCTCACTTTTAAGAAACGTTTCAAGTGCCTTACCCCTAGGGTCTGTTTTTACCAGATCCTGAGGGAACGGGTACTTCCTAACGAGTGCACAAAGCTGATTCACCAGCCGATGCTCAGCTGGCGTCCTTAACACTGCGGACGCGTAGTGATCAGCCAGATCAAGAAGTCCAGTATAATCCTTAGAAGAAATTCTTCCCAAGAATTCTCTGGCACATTCATGATCTGTAGACCTGCACACGGACTCAAGGAATCCAAGGTAATTAGCCCAGGACTCGTGTTTGAGTTTCGTGTTGAAACGACTGAGGCTCAACAGCTTCGGAGACTTCTTCACGAACACCTCCAACAGGTTTAACCAGAAGCGAAATGCTTCCGGAAGGAACGACTAACACCGTAATGAGTAGCATCGCGGCGAAAAGACAAAGCCAAGGCAAATATTTCATCAACCGCCTCCCAGCGGCCATGCATAGAGCATGGACAAAGGTTAGTAGTTGATGAGCAATTGCTTCAGCAAAGTCTTAAACGACGCGTGAGCAACCCACGCAGCATAATCGTTCACCAAACTGTCAATATCAGCCGAGGCAGCCCCAACCGGGACACTGGCTGACAGATCAATGATCCCCTCGTGAGAGGGAGTCAGAG